AATTATTCATTTATATTTTCCTCTATTGCAATATAAGCATTCCAGTAATCACAGTGGCCGCTGAGGCCATGATAATCCAGAATATCTTGTTAATAATATTGATAGTTGAAGAATTGGATGCAACCAGTTCTTCTATACTATCAACTCTATTTATAACTCTTTGAATCTGTTCAGATTGTTGTTTACTGAAAGATGTAAGAGTTAAAATCTTTTCTTCTGCCCTAGCAAGCGCAATGATTGCATCAGACAGTTTGTCTATTTTGTCTTCTATACGGTCAAATCTTGCGGTAGAATCTGCTTCTATCCGCGAAAGTTTGGTCGCCTGAGTTTCTCTACTCATGTTTTTTTATCCTAATTTTTAAGTTATTCTTTCCTTTAATTAACCTATGCATATGATTCTTTCCTCTTATTTCAAAAATCATCCCTGGGTGTATAGCCCAAGGTAGTGCATTTTCGTATTGGAATTGCCATCCATCCCCTTCCAATATTTCACATTCTCTGTTCTCAGGATCCTTATGCCATACATACTCGGCATCATCCCGTTTAACATCGAATTCTCTTATGTTACTAGAGTCTTCGTATGGTTTACCAAAAGTAATTTCCACCACCTGTAAGTCCTAAGTCTTTAGCATATCTCGGTAAGTTACAAGACCAATAACCTGGGGATAGTTTATCTTTCTTAGCTGGACAATTATGTCTATCTGAGAAAGCCTTAGCTCTATCTTTATTATTTATCTTAGCGTTACCACCATCAAAATCTTTTTCATTACCAAAATTTATTTTTCTAACGTTTCCTGTCTTTGGGTCTTTTACATAAACCACGAATTTTTTAGGATCATCTGGTCCACTTCGCTTTGGTTTATTTAACTCTGGTTCTGGTCCACCTTCTAACATAGGAGTTTCTAGTGGATAAGTTTTACCCTCATACATTCCAAAATCTTTTTCTTTAAAAGTATACATTATTTCTTAATGTCCGACCTAAATATTCTGCCTTTTTCTTGTGCAGTTTTGGTTACTTTATAACCAGCCATTTTAGCTAGTATCTGAATCTTCGGCCAGGCTTGTTCTATTTTCTTCCTTAAACTAAGCTTTGCTATATCATCTTCGACCTTTTTTAATATAGCTTTTACCATATCCATATCATTCATTACTAATGGAGCTTCGTCTAAATCTTCTCCAATTGGAACACAGTTAGGAACTTCTTTACCATTCTTCATCTTAGTTCCAACCTGCTTATATCCAGGCCAACAAGGTGAATCTTCTTCTTTCTTAAATGCTTTAAACTTTTTCATTTGTCGTCTAACTTTCCACTCTTAATAGCATCAACGTAAGTATCTAGAGCTCTTCTAGCTTCTACAATACCATCATTTAATTTTCTTAGGTATTCTGACTTACCATGTTGTAATTTACCCATACCTTTGTATGCATTCTCTAGTAGTTTATCTAGCTTTGCAACATCTGATAATTCTTTCTTTGAATTAAATTTAGCTTCTGATAAATCTACATCTTCTTTAATTCTACCTTTAATTATATCGTCAAGGTTATCATCTAACCAATCGCTAAAATCATCTGGATCGTCAGTTTTAATTTCTCCAGCATCCATTGCCCATTGCATTAGATCTTCTTCTGCTTTTTTAGATAATTCTAAATTACCGCTTCTTTGTGCTTTTTGTAATTCTCTTTTATGTTTACGAAGAAGATCTTTCATCTTAGCTTCAGATATATTTTCTTGCGGATATTTAAATTTTACTCTACCGCTTTCGTCTACTGTAATTTTTGAATTTGTTGGATTATATTTTCTCATGTTTATACCTTATGTTTCTTGTATGTTATCACCTTCAGGTGTGTAATCTAAGTTTAAAAGTTCTTTAACTTTACTATGTGCTTCTTTAGTCTTTCCACCTGATTGAGTGTTCATAGTGTATAATGCATCTAATATTTCATCTTGTTCTTTACTAGAAAGTCTACTAATTACTTTACTATACTTTTGAAATATATCAGTACCTTTACCTTCTTTCTTTACTTCTGGATCTGCATCATATTCATTAAACGTTTTTAATGCTGTTTTATATTGTAGTTCTTTAATCTTATAGTTAAGCATTCTTTCTGCTTTATCCAATGAATCTACTTTTTTAACACCTTCCGTTACAGGCATAAGTTTACCTCTTACAGGAGAACCAAGACCTGTTGGTTTAATATTACCAGATTTTCTTTTCTTAGCTGATTCACCTACTCCTTCTTTTTCCCACCAGTCTTTAGGTGCGTGGGTGATTACATAGACTCCACCCTTTTTAAATTTCATGTTCCAATCTTCTAGATGCTTAACAATTATATCTCTTAGATCGACTTTAGGGTCTGGATCGGTTTCTATTCTTAGTAAATCATCAAAGAAAGAATCATCCCCGAATATGCCGTATATTTTTCTAGCGAGTAGTTTAGCATTGGCTTTAGTACCAGGGGTTTTTTTATTTAAGAAATTAAATTGTAGTTTTTGTAAATTCTCATATGAATCAGGAACTGCCCATGTACCTTCTGAAATAGTATCTTTGTCTTCACCGAAGTTAGCATAAGATAATGCCTTTGCAACTGCTGGATGATCTGCTAATCCTCTTTTAATCTTTTCGATCTTCTTAATAGCAAAGTTCATAGCTCCGCCGTGATCTAATGCTATCTCAACAGCTTTTTTAATATTCTTATCTTTCTTAGCTGCTTTATCTACGTCTTTGTTCTTTCTGTACCAAACAGATATCTCTTGTCCTGTTAATTTAGAACCTGACATCTTTTCTCTTAATTCTTTAAATTTCATTTTATTCCTCTTTATTTTCCTGGACTAAATCCGCCCTTTCTTGCTAGTTCCGCTTGATCGCTATCAAACTTTTTCCAAACTGGACCGCCAACTAAGAAAGAGTTAACTCTTGCCAATCCCCATTGTACTGGAGTTGTTCCTGGTTTATGACCTGTTTTCCATGCAGCATATCCTCTATCAAATACTTTATTTAGTATAGACATTGAAACACCTGTTGCTTTTGATTTCTTTTTTAAAGCTGTTTTTACCTGACCTTTATTCTCTATAATAAAATCTTCAAAAGTCATTTCAAAGTTTTCACCATACATCTGTTTATATTTACTTGTAAACTTAGATTGTGGTAAACCTTTCTTTCTTGCTTTCTTATCACCTGGTAAATCTTTGTATGCATCTGGATTATCATCTTTCATATCCTTTTGCTTATTCTGCTGAGCTCTTCTTTTAGAATCTGTAGATTTTTTTCCAGTCTTAAATGAATCGTAATTTTTATCTCCACGGGAAGAATCACCGTCGTTATAACCTTCTTTCTTATCTTTCTTCTTACCGAAGGATAAGATCGTATTGTCTTTAACTATTTTATTATAAGGTGAATCTTTTAGCTCCATCTTCGGAGTATCTTTTTTGTATTTCTTGGTAAGCTTGCCTGTGCCATGATCTCCAGCACCGCCTTCTTCTTGAATTGAATCTAGCCAACAACGTCTTTTTCTTCCGTTGAATTCTGCAAGAATATAATTAGTTCCTCTTATAACCACTTTACCTACTTCACCTGATTCTTTCATACGAATCATAGTACCAATTCTAAATATTTTTCCTTCCACGTAATCTTCTCTGATATCTGATACAGTTTCTAATTCAACGTGTGGTCTAAATCCTTCTGATTTTAAACCCATACCTGCTCTAACAGCATTATATAAATCTGTTGGATAAAATCTTGCTGGTAATCCTTTTGCAAATAATGGTAGGTTACCATCTACTGCTGCTTGTCGCATTTTAGATGCTGACATACCTGATATACCTTCTGCGTCCGGGTCGCGCTCGCCTGCGCTTAAAACTTTAATCAGACCTTGGAATTCATAAAAACCATGTCTAGACTTAACACCATTATATTTGTTAAGTAATACTTCAAACTCTTTTACTCTATCTGAACCTGCTACCATACTTGCTTTTGTAAATCCTTGATCGTATAATTTGGTAGCAATATCTAAAACGTTTCTTACATCCTTATCAGCCATAACTTGGCGAGCATGTTTAGGAAACATCTTACGTAAAAACTTAACTTTGTCTTTAAATTGTAATGGATTCTTTTTAGCATCTACAGATTTAGATGCGTATATACGATATGTGCCAGATCTGGCTAGTTTTTTTGTTTGGTCAAATAGTTTCTCATGACCAATAGTAGGCGGATTAAAACGCCCGAACACGAATGTGACTTCTTTTGTGTCTTCGACTAAGTAATCACTAAATGATTTAATTTGCATATCCTTTGAATTCCCATTTTAGTTAGGATTATCCCAACCTTTTATAATATCTTTGCTAAAGTTGTTGGCAGAAAATTCCAATCTATCAACAAGCTTAACTGCTCCACCTTCCATACGATCTATAGCAACAAAACCTTCTGGGTTGGTTACTTTAAATCCGGATGTTGTTTTAACAAACGTTCCGATTTTATTTAGTTTGTTAAGTTTATTTATAATAATTAATTTACTGTCTACAAGATAATTCTGTAATTTAAAGACATTTTCTAGGTTTTTTAAGTTACTAGTAGAGAAAAACGATAATAATTCATCTCTTTTACCTATTTGTATATCTTTTCCTTTCTGTGAACTACGCTTATCGATTTGTTTAGCGTATCGATCAGTAACAAACTGGACTAATCCCTTAGCGTGTTTCTTCTCGTCTTTAATTCTTTGGCCTTTTCTCACCATAGTATTATTATAAACATTAATAACTAAATTTAATTCTTTATTGTTTTCTAATTCTTTTAATACCCCAGAAGATATCTTTTGGAATAGTTTACCAGCTTCAGATAACAATTTAGTTACTTTCATATTGTCTGCTGCGGTAAATGTAGCTTTACCTGATAGCTCTTCTAGGTCTGCATTTACCTGCCATACCTTAGAACTCTTTTTTAATTTACCAACTATGTCACCGCCAAAAGAAGCTTGCATAGTTTCGAATGTTCCACCTTTATAAGATGTATGCCATACAATACCAACATCTGCTTTAGATATATCTTTCTAT